GTTTGGCGCTCTCATGCGTGGGGCGCTGGGGTGCCCCCCCGGCCATGCAATTTCGACGGGGCTGGCCCCCGATCGGCCGATTTCCGCGCCGCGCGGCGCATGGCTCGCGGATCGGGCCAGGATGCCACCAAGGCCCGGCCAGGGAAGGCAGGGGCGGCGTGCCGGGGCATGGCCGGCGGTAGGGTGCGGCGTGGAGGGCGGCGCCTCTGGCGGCCTTCCTGGCGGGGCTGGCGGGGGTCATTCGGGCTTCGCCTTCCTGGCGTTGCCGAAACCGCCATCGAAGCGGGCAGTCCGCTCGGAATGGTGCGGGTGGCAAAGGGGCATGAGGTTCGAACGCACGAGCCGAAGGTCTGGCCGTGCTGCCACCGGCTGGACGTGGTCAACGTCGGTCGCCCTGGTCATGACGCCGAGACCACGGCATCGCCTGCACCACGGCTCCGCCTCCAACACGTCGGCGCGCAGCGCTCGCCAGTCGGCGTCATAGCCGCGTGCAGTGGAGGTGGGGCGCTGCCGATCCCGCGCTCGCCGCTGTTCCTCCTGCTGCTCTGGCGTCGGTGCGAATGCTGGCCGAAAGAGCGGGGCCTTGCGGTTCCGCATGGGGCTATCCCTCTGCGCTTGGTGCGACATCCTCCGGATATAGCTGCATCATCAACACGTTGCACCCTGCATGCAGAAAGGGCCGAGCAATTGCCCGGCCCTTTCGTCGTCGTGCTGTGCGGAGAGTGACTAGGTGAAGGGAGCCTGCACCGCAGAGGCGCCCTCGATCGGCCCGAGTAGCATCCGGCTGCCGAACCCGAACGGAAACCGGAATGCGGGATCGGCGACGCACCACAGATGGTATTGGTTCGCCATATCGACGAGCCGGCTTTCGGCCGGATAAAGCTCGACGCCTTCGCAGTCTGGCCCGACGAGTTCCGTCTTGATGCGCTGGAAATCCCGGAACCTCTCACGCCCGACCGGCTTCCGATCGAGCCGCCGGATGGACAGATGCACGAGCATTGGCCCGTCTTCCTGCTCGGTGCGCCGGATCGCGACTTGATAGCGGGAGTTCACGAAATACTCGTCGCGCCGGCATTCCTCCGCCACACGCCGCGCCACGTCGAGCGAGGTGCCGGTCGCCGCCGCAAGCCGTTCAATCTCGCCCGGCTTGAGCGGGCCGGGCGTGGAGCGCTCAAACGGCGTCCAGTCGGGGAACTTGTCAGCCATGCGCCTTCGCCTCCGCACGCTGCATTGAAACCGCGATCGCCTCTTCGATGTCGCGCTCGTCCTGCACGCGCTCGCCGGCATGCCACCATTCGAGCACGGCGGCCGGGCCGGGAAGCCTGAACACGCAATGCCCGGGAGCCGCGCTCACAACCTCCCATGATGGAGAACCGACGAGCCCGAACATCGCCGGCCGATCCTCGATCACTTCGGAGGCGATGCCGATGACGACGCCGGCCGGCCGCTGCGCATCAGCAAGCTTCCGGTCTTCGATCATGCGGCCATAGACCGGCGCGCCGAGATAGGGGCAAACCCGGATCGCGTAGCGGGCGCACTCTTCATGCATCGGCGGGTCGAGATAGGCGCCACGCTCATGCAGCGCCGATGCAGGGCCGCCGATGACGAACGAAAGCGCCTTCGGATTGAGGCGCTTCCCGCAAATCCCGCAAAGGCGCTTACGGCCGCACTCCACGACGCGGGCAACGTCGTTGATCGGGAAGTGCGGTTGCTTCGCCTTGTCGCGCAGCACGATGAACGGGATCGGGTAGCCGCGATGATCCTTCGGCAAGGTGCGCATGAGCTTCGGCACCTCGACGGAACGCCACTCGCCATAGGGCCGCATCAACGGAGCCTCGAAAGCGCGCGATCGATCGAGACTTGCCGGTAAGGCGACGGCGAGAAGTCCGGCATGGTCGCACCCATCACGAGCCCGGCGGCGAAGGCATCGCGGCCTTCGGCGTAGCGCTCTTGGGCGCACCGCTCGATCGCCTCGGGCGCCGGCGCATCGGCCGGCACCACCTCGAAGAGCGGGCGCCCGGCGGCGGCCGGATTGTCGCCGTAGGGCGAATTGAAGATCGTCCGCGTCGCCGGAAGCTCGCGAGCGCAAGCGAGGCGATGCGTCTCGATCGAGGTGCATGCAGTGGTGGCGATGAGAGCCGCCAGGGCGGCAAGGCGAATGGGAAGGCGCATAGGGGTGGTTTCCCTCTCTTGGGGTTGCGGAGGCGGTTTCAGCGCGGCGGCGGCGGATTGGCGCGCCAGTGCGCCACGAGAGCGCGGAGCCATGTCGCAACCCGTGGCGGGACGGCGGAGCGGCCCGAATCCCATCCGCGCGCCGCGCCTTCGCTGTAGTCGGTCAGGAAGGCGAGGCGAGGCCGCGAGAGATTGACGATGATGAGCGCCTCCCGAAATTCCTCCGGCGACATCGGCCGATCGCATTCCGCGTCGAGCGCGGCGCGGCGCTTCGCAATCAGGTCGGGCAGCGCCGTTGACCGGTGCGAGACGGGCTCGCCTCCGTCCAGGCACGCCTCAGTGATCCATCCGCCGCCGCGCTTGGCGAAAACCTTCTTCGAGCCGAGCGCAAGCTCGATCGCGTTGAGTTCGGCGAGCATGTGATCGGGGCTGGGCCCGAGGATGCGCGAGGGCGCGGAATCGTCGTCGGGCGGGACCGCAGGGGCGGTTAGCGAGCCTGTCATGGGGATGTTCCCTCAAGCCGGCCGGGATTGGCCGGGGGCGGCCTGTGTAGCGGATTTCACGCCATCCGGTCAAAGAGGATCGGCGGGGCCTCGGTTTTCGGCGGATTTCGGCGCTTTCCGGTCCACAATCCAGGCTTGGACGCGCGGGCCGCGCAGCAGCCAAGCGTCCACCATCCGCATGGCGCCGGCATAGCTATCGGACCATCCGACGACGAACTCGCGCCCTTCCTCTTCGGCCCGCACCTCGAAGCGCTGGCCCTTGTCGCCGATGCGGTCAGGCGGAAACGTCATGTCGATTTTGCCTTGTCGAGAAGCGCGTTGAGCCGATCGATTTCGGCGACGAGCGCGAGCAGGCTTTCGCGGTCAACCACATAGATCGCGGGCTTGCCGCTGCGGAGATAGGCGCGCAGTTCGTCGAGACGCGCCGCGCTAATCGGGGCGCGATGAATCGGCTCGATCCGCACCACGAGAATCACCCTCCACACGCTGCCGGCTCCGCCCGAAGGCGCGCAAATCCTGGCGCGCCCGGAAAGTGTCAAGGCGGCGGTGCACACGATCAAGGTTGATGCCGCGTACCACCTCGCGGAGGAACAGGATGAAGGCGGTGACGACAGCCCCGATCGCGAGCCCGAAGAGCCCGAGGGCGACTTGCGAGCACATCAGGATGAAATCCCGCGTTCCACGCGCCGCAAAGTCAGCAGGACGGCGCGCATCTGCTCGATTTCGGCATCGGCGCGGGACTGCGACATGCGATGCGCCTCGACGAGTGTCGGATAGACCTTCTGCCGCATCTCGATCTCTCGCTCGACGGCGGCAATCTGCGCGTCAATAGGAACTTCGAAGTTCAGGGGCATTCCCTCATCCTTTCGTCTCATCCCATCACGCCGCGCGCTTCAGCGAGATGATGGGGTTCCCTCACGTCACCATGCGCAGAGGCGGCGCCCGGTCTCATTGTGCGCCAGGATGTCCGCAGCGGTGCCCCGCGTCAGCACGTCCTGGCGCGAGACTAGGATCGGACGCCAGGGGCCGCAAACGCTAGTCGCGGAACCACTTGCCGCGCTGCAACCCGGCAGCAGGATCGGGGTCGCGAGCAATATCGCGGTCAACAGCCGCGCGCGTGTCGCGGTTCTCAACATCCCGACGAAGATCGGCCGCATCGCGTGCATTCGTCGTGTCCCTCGCGCCCTTCCGATAAGCCCAGACGACGCCCAAGAGGGCGCCGCCGATGCTGACGATCCATGGCCAAGCACCGCTGGCCAGGGAGGTGATTGCCTCGATCATTCGGGCCGTTCCGCGACCTGTGTCCGCATGGGCGAGCGGAGGTAAAAGAACCACACCGCGCCAGCGATGAGCGCGGCGACGGCGAGCACCGCGACAACCTTCCAGTCCGCGTCGCCAAGCTTCTCGGCAGCGGATGCGAGAGCACCACCTCCAAGCGCCCCGATGCCGAGACCGGGGCCGTGCTTCGCGGCGGCGCTTTCCTCGGGCTTCGTCGCCGGCGGCGTCGCCGCAACCGTGCTCTCGCCTGCCGCCCAGTATCCGGCTTCGAGCGAGCGCCGGTTGACGAGCCCATTCGACAGCACGAGCCGCCCGTTGACGCGGGTCTTGTTGTAGAGGCCCATCCGCGCGAGCGCGCCGCCATAGTCGCCGGTGTTCAGCGTCTCGGCGATGTTGGCGAGCGGCGCGCCAGGATCGAGCGATGCCCCGAGGTTGAACGCGAACGAGCAGAGCACCGCGTGCTGCCGATCGTTCAGCGGCACCGTGATCGCCTTCTCGATCGCGGCCTCGACGGGCGCGAGGTCGCTCCGGAGAAGCTCGGCGCCTTCCGCCTCGGTGATCTCTCGGCCGATGAACTGGGCGGCCGTGCGCGTGTGGCCGTAGCCAATGGTGATGGTGCCCTTGACGCCGGCCCGCGAGGTCAGGCGCTTGCGCGGATACGAGCCGTCCGCGTCGTCATAGGCGTAGGGCACGAAGCCTTCCCATTGCTGGAGCTTCGCGAAGCCGGCGTCGCTGATGCGGCGAGTCATGCGGCGTTCCTTCCGGTTCGAGAGGTACGAAAACAGCGGGAAGGCGAAAGCGCGCGCCGATGGCGCGCACGCGGAGATGGCTGACACGTTTTGCGGTTCCCATGACGGGTTGCGCGCTCTTCGGCGCGGCGGCGGGAACCTACTCGCCGAACGTGTCCAGCACATGAATAATTCACGGGTTCGCGATCATTCCACGATGACGCCCGCGCATAGGTTCGGCTGGCCGGCATCACCCGCGCCGCCGATGCGTGCGCCACTCCGCAGCGGCGAAGATCGCGTTGAGCAGGCCGGCCGGAGGCGGAAAGCTGTTCGTCGCGAGCCAAGCGCGGAGGGCGGCCTCGCGCTTCTCCGGCGTCTCGTAAGGCGGCTGCGGAGGTCGGACGGGCATCGGCTGCCCGATCGCCGGCGCCCGTTCCTGGCGGAGCGGGAAGCGCCTCTGCGATGGATCGGGAACCGACATCGGGCGCGGCGCGAGTGGAGCGCCAGAGGCAGGCCGGGTGAAGAAGTCGCGCGCCTTCATCAAACTACCCCTCAAACTCGACGCCGCGCAGCAGCGCTTGCACGCGCAGATGAGCCCGCGCCGTCAGCACCTCGACGAACTCTTGCGCGAAGCGCTCCGGGGCGGTCGCCCGCGCGAGATGCGCCATTGTCGCCGTCACGATGGCGAGCACGGTCTCGCACTCGATCGAGATATCGCGCCAGTCGAGGCCGACATCGAGCGACCGCTTGACCAGCATGCTTGCGCATTGGGTCGCGATGGAATGCCCGATGCTGGCGCGCTCTTCCGGCGTCATCACGCGCTCCGCCGGCTCGGCAGGTTGTCCACGAAATCCCGATACCCCTCCGCCTCGCGCGAGACCGTCGGCGGGGCGTCGTCGTCGTCATCGGCCGGCGGGATGTCCTCCGCGTCCCGGTCGGTCTTCGGCCGCGCGGCCTCGACGAGTTCGGCCGGCATGCCGATCGCTTTCCGCGAGGCGTAGAGGGCGGCGCCGGAGAGCGGGACCGGCCGGCCGGTGCGGGGGCCGCGACGCGCCTCCGCCACCTCTCGGCGGGGCCGCATGATCATCGGCAGGTAGACGCGTGAAACGTCCTGATCGCACCCCGCGAACTCGCACTCGGCCATGATGTCGGCGAGCGGGCCGATGGCCCATTCGCGGGGATAGGCATCGGGGCGCGAGAGGACTTCGTTCATCCCGAACGCCTCGCGCCACCTCGCCGTGAGGTTCGGGATGTCGCGAAGCCTCGCGATGCGGTCGAGCCACCATTTGCGATCGGCCGCGATCTCTTCGGCTTCGCGCACCTCGGCCGGCTTCTCCGGCTGCTCGTTCGTCAGCAGCCGGACATTCGCCGGCCGGTGTTCCTTGCACCACGCCGTGAGCGCGTCGCATGCCTCGCCGTAGGTCGGGAAGAAGCGGCACGCCCTGCCGACATGCGCAAGGCTGCTCGTCGTGAAGGCCCAGGCCGGATACTCACGGGCGAGCAGCGAGCCCATGGTCTCGATGCGGGTGCGAAGCTCGTTCGCATCCATGTTGCCCGCCGTCAGGACGCCGAGCGACTTGAGCCATTGCCGGACGATCCGCGAGTCAGTGCCGGCCATTTCGCGCCCCCTCTTCGATCGGGAAAAGCTCGTCGGTCTCTTCGGCGGGAAGGTCGCCCGCCTCTTCGCGGAAAAGCTCATAGGCGCCGCTCGGCCGGCGCGTGCTGCGCGGTGCCGCTCGGCCGTCAGGGAAGCCCTGCGCCTTGCCGCACCACACCCGCCATGCAGCGTCCCAATCCATCTTCCGCGCCGTGGGGGCGGCGGAGGCGCGCCAGTAGTCGCGGAACATCTGGAGCGTGGCGCCGGGATCGAGCCCCTTCTCGCGGGCGAAGGCGCGCCCCTTGTCGCCCGGGTCCCATTCCTCGGGCAATCGACATCCCCGGGCTCGGGCCGCCGCTCGTGTCTCTGTCGCGCGTCCGCGCGTATCCACAGGGGGCGTAGCCCCATGTGGATTCTCTCTATCTGACTCTGACTCTGACTCTCTGGTACGGGATTGCTCGTTTCGTTCGGACGGTCGTTCAACGGTCGTTGGATTTTCGTTGGACACGCCGTTGCCCTTCCCGTTGGCGCTCCGCTGCGCTGCGGAGGCACGCCCTGCCTCGCGGCGCTGCTCGATCTTGCGTCCCTCGACGGAACGAACTGCCTCTAAGCGCTTCTGAATCAAGCCCTTCGGGGTGCGGGTGAAGAAGGCAAGGATGGTCGGAGATACCTCCTGCCATGCCTCGCGCGGGAGGCGTGCGATGGCGGCGAGCCTGTGCGCATCCTCGGGCAACGGGCCGGTGCGCCACGAGTGGAAGAGCAGCAGCACATAGGCTCCGTGCTCAACGGTCGTTAGGTGTCCCGTGTCAGCGAGATAATCCCCGACGTAGAACTTCAGCCATGCGTCATGCGTGCTCACGGTTGCACCTCGCACGTCAGGGCCGAGCGCCATCCGCTGCGGAGCGGGATCGCCCAGACGTTGAGTTGCAGCAGCACCGAATCCATGTCGCGCGCCACGGCGACGCAAGCGCCACTCGCGCGGAGGCGCTGGAACATTTCCGTCTGGCCGGTGATCCGCTTGAGGGTGCCGCGCTTGGTCCGCACCACCTTCGTTCGCGACAGGCCGCCGCCATCCGCCTTCAGTTCGAGGCCGAAGAGCCCGTTATGCGAGAGCAGGAAGTCGGGCCATCCGCGCTGCAAGCCCATGCGCGAGAGCTTCGCCGCAGCGTGCGCGGGAAGCTCGACGTTTCCGGCCGGGAAGCATGTCCACTCGGCCGGCGGCATGACGAAGAGGCCGAGCACCTTCGCCACCTCGATATGAAAATCGTCTTCCGCGACGCGCGGCGCCGTGAGGCGGAACCCGCGCGCGGCAGTGCGCCCCGGATACACGATTGAGGCTCAGAGCGGCGGCGCGTCGAGGCGGGCATCACCCATGTCGCGCTCGGCCGCCGCGCGCCCGAGCGGCGTATCGGCGAGCATCCCGAGGCGGGCGAGGTAATCGTCCATGCTCTGCTCAAGCTCGATCCGTGCGGCCTTCTCTTCGTCGCTCTCAAGCCGGCGCTTCACGATGGCGCGCAATGCGCCTTTGTGCATGCCGCGCTCTTGCGCCTCGACGAGCACGGCGTTGAACGCCTCGCGCTCGCTCTCCATCCGCTCTTTGATGGTGACTAGGCGCTCAACGTACCTTTCGAGGTCGCCGGCTGAATTGTCGCCCCGGCCCGGCTCCGCCTTGACTCGCTTCCCGCGCCCGCTGCCGTTGGCGGCGCTGCCGTTGCCGGCTCCGGCGTCCGATGCTGGCTCGGCTGCTGAATTTTTGCGGGCCATTCGATGGGGCTCCCTTCGCACGTTGCGGGTTGTGCCGTGCCGTCGTCTTCGGGCAACCGGGCGCGCATCGGGGCCGGCCGATCTTGGAACGCCGTAGCCCGCGCGACCACCTCGTCAACGGCGGGCGCGTTGTAAGCAAAGGGCGAAGTGGCGCTCAGATCGGCAACCGTCACGGCTATTCCGCGCGAGTTCGCAACCGCACATACGTGCTCCCAAAGGTACGGCGGGATGCCGCGAACCTTCCAATGGGCGATGGCCGCTTCCGACTTGCCGAAGGCATAGGCGAGCCTCGACGAGCCGATGCGCTGCACAAGTCGGGCGTGGTTGATGCGAAGGGATGACATGGCGAGGTCAACCTAGAGCCTGGTCCCCGCCCGTTACAAGGTGGCGCAACGCTCCGGCCGCGCCGGATAGTTGGACGCACCACACGGTTATTTACGAGCATTTACGGATACTGGCTTTGACCCGACGCTCTTTTACGCTCTCTCATTCTTGTGATCGGCATGCAAAACGCGTGTTCCGCAATGGCTTACGCCTTGAAGCGGATATCGCGTTAACACAGTCCAGAAAATTCCCTCTCGACGCAAGGCTTTCGCGGTTTCCACCTTGGCAAGCGAGCCGGCGCATTGCAGGCGGGAACGTAAGGCTGCGGCCCCGATTCCCCCCTGTTTCGTTCTCATCGGCGAGGGGAGTCGTATACCAAATGATGATCACGGAACCCGGAATCTACGCGCTCAGTGAGGCGCAATATCACGCCGATCCCTGCGCCGTTCCGAGCCTCACGCGCACGATCGCCGGCATCATCTGCGAGAAGTCGCCGGCGCATGCCTATGTCGCGCATCCCAGGCTCGGCGGCGACGCGCCGAGCGCCAGCAGCACGAATGCCGATCTCGGAACCGCCTTCCACGCCGCCGCGCTGCGCGGCGAAAATCGGGTCGCGGTGCTGGAGTTCGACGACTTCAAGTCGGGTGCCGCGAAGGCCGCGCGAGAGGCCGCGCGCGCGGCCGGGAAGGTGCCGCTGCTCGGCAAGGATGCGGACAGGCTGCAAGGCATGCTCCGCAGCTTCACGCGCTACCGCGACGCGACAGGCGCCTTCACGGATGGGGAGCCGGAACGCACGGTCGTTTGGCAAGAGGGTGACGTTTGGTGTCGCTGCTGTGTGGATTGGCTCCCGAACGACGCCGCCCTCTCCCTGCTCGATCTCAAATCCACAAGCGTTGGCGCGAACCTCGACACATGGAGCCGCGCCGCGTGGTCGGCGTGCTGCGACATCCAATCCAATTTCTACAATCGCGGCGTGGGCGCGATCCGTGGCGAGGTGCCCTTGCGCGGCATGGCTTTCGTCGTCGTGGAGAACACGCCGCCCTATGCCGTGAAGACGTTCGGCATGACGCCGGAGTCAGAGGAAATCGGCACCGCGCGCACGCGCTATGCCATGGACGTTTGGGGCGCGTGCATGGAGCAATCAACGTGGCCCGGATATGACGACGTGGTCGAGTTCGTCGAGCCGCCCTATCGCATCCGCTCGCGCTGGGAACACCTCACGAGCGCGACGGGCGGCGACCGCGCCACCATCACCGCGAAGCGGCGCGAGCTAGTCGCGGCCGTGCTGAAGTCACGGAGCTTGAGCGCATGATATCGCCCGACTTCACGCCGGAAGAAGAGCGCGCAATCGACGATGCCCTCGAAGCGCTCGACAAGGCAGCACCGGACGTTCTCATCGTGCTTCTGCTCGCGAAGCCCGGCGTCGTCGAGGGCATGGGCTTGCGCGCATGCGACGTGCGCTCGAATGGCCGCATCGATGTCGCGCATACGCTCATCGTCCACGCCGGCGAGGCCATCAAGCTCTTGCGTGAACCACCCCAAACCGAAGGGAAGACTCCCTCATGACGAACGCCCAAGAGGTCCGCTTCATGCTGCATTGGCTCGCCGCCGAAGAGACGAGCGCGCTTGGTGAATGCCATGGCTCCGCGCTCGACGTGCTCGTCGGGCTGGGCCTCGCGCAAGTGCTGCCCGCGCCGGTCGGACGCGACCCGCTTGCGGCGCGGGTTTGCCTTACGCCGATCGGCCGGGGCGCGCTGGGCGCGCTGAAGCGGGCGGCGGAGCATCCGACGTCATGAGCGGGCGCGACCTAGCCGATATCATCCGCGAGGCGCAGTTGCGGTTGCAGCCGCGCCCGCGCCGGCCGCTCCGCCGGCTCCGCTGGATGCAAGCCGCGATCGGCTTCTCCGTGCTGCTGATCAGCGTCTACGCGGTGCTTCGCCTGATGATCGAGGCGGCTTTCCCATGACCAGCCTCCCGCCTCTCGTCTTCAAGCCTGCGGTTCGCGCCGGCGTGCCGCTGCTGCTGGTCTTCGCCGGCGCGAGCGGCACGGGCAAGACGCGCAGCGCGTTGCGGGTGGCGCTCGGCATCGCCGGCGACATGGCCAAGGTCTTCGTCGCCGACACGGAGAACCGGCGGGCGCTCTTCCACGTCGAGGCATTCGACACGCCCTTCATGCACGCGCCGATGGACCCTCCCTTTCCACCGGCTCGGTTCATCGGCGCCTTGCAGCAGGCGCAGGAAGCGGGTGCCGCCGTGCTGCTTATCGATAGCTTCAGCGATGAATGGGAGGGCGAGGGCGGCATGCTCGACATGGCGGGCGACGGCGAAAACGCGGCGAAGTGGAAGATGCCGAAGGCGGAGCATAAGCGCTTCATCCGCGAGGTTCGGCAGTCGCCCCTTACCGTCATTCTCTGCCTTCGGGCGGAGGACAAGATTGCCATGGTGCCGAACCCGCAAAAGCCGGGGCGCACGATGGTGGTGCACAAGGGCTGGACGCCGGTATGCGAGAAGCGGCTGACCTATGACGCTTCGGTGCTGCTGACGATGAACCCCGAGACGCCGGGCGCGGTGGCGCTCTCTCTCCCGAACAAAATCCCCGACGTGCTGCTCGGCGTCTTCCCGGACGGCGCGCTCATCACGGAAGAGACGGGGGCGATTCTGAAGCGGTGGGCATCCGGCGAAATCGTCAAGCAGCCGCAGAAGAAGCCGGCCGAGACGAAGCGCGATCAGCGCCGGCCACCGCCGCGCGACGAGCGGCGAGATGAGCCGCCAGCGAGGGAAGAGCGGCGAGAGCCGCCTCCGAAGGAAGAGCGCGAGCCCACGCCGGAAGAGGTCGAGGCCCGCGCGAAGGCAGAGGCCAATGCACAGAAGGCGCGCGATCTCGCCACGGTTCTCATCGGGCGCTTCAACGCCACCACCACGCGGGCCGAGCATCTCGCCATCGTCGATGCGGACATCACGCGGAAGCAAATGGAGTGGTTCCGCGCAAAGCGGCGCGACCTTTTCGACGACATCAACGCCGCGTCAAAGGAGTCTTGGCGCCGGACTGAACCTCAAGCGAAGAGCGAGAGCGCAGCATGACGACGAAGCGGCCCGGGTGGCGCGTGCTCGCCACGCTGATGCAGAATCACCACTTGCAGGTTGCGGCCTTCCTTCGCGGCGACTACGCGCAAGCGCTAGCGCTCGCATCCTCCGCCGTGTCGTTCATCGAAGCGGAGGCATGCAGGCCGGATGCGCCGCCGCCCGAACTCGAAGACGCGGAAGCCGGCGCTGCGGCGGAGGTGGAGGCATGATCGAGCGCCCGGTTCCTCCCTTCACTATCACGCTTTGGCCGGCGGTTTCTGACGATGGCATCCCGATGGCGCGCGCCCGCATAGACGCCGGGCAATGGGCTTTCCAGGCGGGAGCCCAGTATGATCCGAGGGACCCCGAGGATTTCGGGCGCCGCGCCGCCGGCGTCATCTCCGCCATCACCCACTATGCGCGCAGCAAGGGGTGGATTGATGCGTGATGTCGTCATCCTCGCGCGCGAGGCCCGGGTGACGCGGGCTGATCTCCGCGCCCTGGCCACCCGCTTGCGCGACGATTACGCCATCGTCGGCTTGTTCCCCGAAGCGTCGAGCAACTTCCCGCCGGCGCATCGCCGCTGCCTCGCGCTCTCCGATTTCATGCGCGCATGCTTGGCCGAACTCATCGAGAGGGGCGAGCCATGAAGACGACGCCAGCCGTTTACGATTTCTCGGCCATCCATGAGCGCATGCGGGAAATCGCCATGGAGCGGCGCGCCGCCGCGCTGCTGCTCGCGTCGCGGCAGGCAGAGCTTCCGTTCCGTCGCGCCCTATGCGTGCCGTGCAGCGGCACCGGTGCCGTGCGCGCAGATGACAAGAGCGTCTATCGCCGGTGTGAGGCATGTGGTGGCCAAGGCTCCTACGTGATGCCGCTGCCGAGTTGCCCGCTATGAACGCGAGACCACTGCCGATCGCCGACAAGACGCGCGAGCTTGTCGCGCTGGCGTTCCGCCTCTCCGATTCACCTCATGGTCCGACACGCCGCGAACTGCGGCTGCTGGCGGAAAGCCTCGAAGCGCTCGCGGATGTCGTCGAGACGCTAGAGCGTCGCGCTCTCGCTCGCGACTAGCACCCATCAACCGCCAAACGAGAAAGGAAGCCCATGGCCAAAATCTATCTCATCGATGCCGAGCGGAGGGAGATACGCGAGAGCGAGTGGAGCGGCGACAGCGACACGCTTCGCCGGCACGTCGGCGGCTACCTCGACACGGTTCGGAACTGGCCGACGCGCGAAGCCTGCTATTGCGACGACGAAGGCATCTTCAAGTTGCAACAGGGCTTCTTCGCGATCGAAGGGCAGCCGCAACCGATCGCGGGCAACGGCGTCGTCGTCGGCGCGGAACGCCTCGACGTGCGCGGCGCGCTCGTCGGCTACGCCGATCCCAGTTTCAGCCTCGAAGAGCTTCGCCGCTCCGTTCAATTCATGACACGCCAGGAGGTGCAAGCATGGGCTCGCCGCCACGCAAACGTCCCCGCAGTTCAGGTCACGACAACAAAGCCGGGCGAACCGCCCCAAACGACGGTTCATCAAACCTACGGGTCATTGATGGGCAACCTTCCACACCCGCCGCAGGAGCAAAGCGAATGAAGCGCGCCGCCGATCCCGAACTCGCCGTTATGCGTCGCATGATGGACACGCTCCGCGCCTTCGATGAGAACGCGCAAAACCGCATCTTGGGCTTTCTGTGCGCGCGCGTTCAGGCCGGCCTCCGGCCCGAGGCGCCGCCTCCGCCGTCGCCGCCCGGCCCCTTGCTCGCCGCGATGCAGAACGGCGAAGCGCCGGCGGAGACGCCGCCAACATGAGCACGGGCAGCCGCCGAACGCTCGACGTGTTCCTCGCGCGTATGCCTCCGGAGAAGCGGGAGAAAGTGCGGGAGCGGGCGGACATTATCCTTCGAGCGCTCGACGATGAGGGCGCGCTGATCGCGGGGCCGATCCGCGACGCTTGGGCGCTCTACGCCGCCGGACTCGCGCTGCCATGGGAAGTCGCCGTCTACGCCGCCGCGCGCCGTGCCTTCTATGCGGGCGCATCGGCATTCTTCGATATCACCATGATGCAGCTTGAAGAGGGCGACGACGACATGACGCCGGGCGACGAGCAGCTTCTCACGCACATAACGGAAGAGTTCGAGAATATGTGCAGACTGATCGCTCAGGGGCGCATGTGATGAGCGTCCTCCGCTACGGCGAAGTTGATCGCTTTCTCGACAAGCGCGATCTCTGCGCCGCGTTCCGCATCAACACGCGCGCCCTCGACAGGGCGCGCGCAACCGGGCGCTTTCCGCGCCCCTCCATTGTCGATAGCGGGCGCCCGTTGTGGCGCCTCTCGGCGGTACGGCAATGGGCGAAGCAACAGGCCGCCGGGCCCGCCTCAACGGAAGGGAAAGGCACACGATGATGACATCGGAGAAGGTCTCGAAGATCGAGCGTCGCGCCGTGCTCCGCGAGCAGGCGCGCGAGGTCGTGGAGGAAGCGATGCCGGAAGGCGACGGCGAAATTCTGGAGGGCGACAAGCTGCTGACGCTCGCCGAAGTCGCCGCCCGCTACGGCGTCACGCAACGTCGGATCAGCGACGACTACCGCGCGGGACGCTTCCCGGCGCCGGTGAACATCTTCGGGAAGAAGTGGCGCGAGAAGGCGCTCCGCGATTGGGAAGCCGCAGGCGGCGCGCCAGAGACGCGCGGGCGCCCTCGGCGGCGGAAGTGAAGGGGAACCACCACCTCGGCTTGACGGACGCCGAGCAGCGCGCCCAGGGGCGGCGCTGCTCGTGCAGAGGGGTTGACGACTACTGCCCCTGCCAGAACGTGCCGGACAGGATCACGCTTGAGCTTCGGGCCGCCGGGCAAAATGCCGGCGGAGCGCCCAAAGCAAAGCCGCCAGGGCGGGCGCCCCGGCGGCTTGGTACGCTTCCCTAGCCGGACCCGGCGAGGCGCCTAGGCGGCTTCCTGGCCGCCCTCCGCGCGATCCTCGACAAGCTGCGCCGCCGTGGGCGCCCCTTCGAGGATCAGCGCCGCCCAATCCTCCGCAACCGCCTTCCGCGCGAGCAATTCCTCGGCCCGGTTATACCGCGCTTCGATCGTGTGCTTGGCGTGCGCGAGCATGGCATCAACGATGTCACCGTCCGCGCCGTGCCGCCGCCCCATGATGGTTGAGAAGGTGGAGCGCATGCCGTGCGCGTCCTGCTCGCCCTGGTAGCCGGCATCGCGGCGCATGGCGGTGAAGGCGCCATCAACCGACATTGGCGCGTTCCACTTGCGCGGGCTCGGGAAGAGGAAGTCGCTCCGCGTGAGCGCGCGGCATTCGCGGATCACGTCAATCGCGGCGGGCGCGAGCGGCACGACGTGGCGCTTGTTCATCTTCATCCGCTCCGGCGGGATGATCCACGCGGGCACGACAACCTTTTCGACGCTGCCGTCCGGCCGGTGCGCTTCCTCGACGTGCTCCATGTGGATTTCGTCGAAGCGCGCGCCGATGCATTCGTTCGGCCGCGTCGCCGTGAGCGTCAGGAAGCGCCACGCCAAGCGCTGCACCGCCGAATTACCCTCCGCCTCGACGGCGCGAACCATCTCGCGCGCTTCGTCCAGGGTCGTGATGGCGTTGCGACCTTCGTTCGTCGGGATCGGCGGGAGGTGCGAGACGACTTGCTTCCGCACCACGACCTTGCCGCTATCGAGGGGGAACTCCGCGTCGCCGCCGGCGAAATACATGATCTCTTCGATACGGATCATGGTCCGGTGCGCGCCGCTGATCGAGCCGAGCAGCCGGCTTTCCTTCAGCGCCGCCGAGACGGCCAGGGCTTTGGTCGCGGCGCTCGGTGCGGCGATGTCGCGGCACACGGCGATGACTTGCGCCGCGATGACTTCGTCAATCGGCGTGTCGTTGAGCGCGCGGCCCTGGAAGAGCGGCGCCTTCAGCGAGGGGTGAGAGAGGATGCGCTCGACGGCGGCGCAATAGGTCGGGCGCCACGTCGGCGAGCGCATCTCGTACCACCGCTTGGCGATGGCGCCGAAGCTCGGCTTGGCGGCCTTGGGCGCGCGCTGCTCGGCCAGCCATTCCTTGGGGCAGCGGGCCGGCGTGCCGGCAAGCTGGGCGGCGGCAAGGCGCATGATCCGGGTCGCCTCCGCTTCGTCCATCGTCTGCGCGTCATAGTCGCCGATGGTGAGGGTATCGTCATTGCCGCGCAGATTGGTGAAGCGCCACTGCCACGTCATGGAGCCCGAGGGGCGGCAGGCCAGCCGGAGGCCGTGGCCACACTGGCCGTAGCGGATGGTCTTGGAGCGGATGGCATCGGCGCGCTTGGCGGCGATGGTGCGGGCGGAGAGGGGCATTCCCTTGTCCTCTATCTGGAAATACGGCGGATTTGGCCGGCCCCCTTATCGTACCCAAAAAGGGGGCATGTCAATCGTAAATGGCCGTATTTCCCCGTGCGCCCTGTCGCACCTCAGTGCGTAAATAACCGTGATTCCGTGGGCATAAGTGGGCATATCCGTATATCGTCGTGCGTGAGTGAGTAAGGCTGTCGGGTATCTAGAGCATATACCGGACAGGATCGATAACCACCTGATTTGCCCCACTTTTTCCGAGACGCCTCCGGTTCCGTACCCGTCCGGGTGCCGTATCCTGTACCCGAGGCCCCTCGGAGGGGCTAGAGTTCCCCCGTTGCGAAGAGCCCCGGTCAGGATGAGGGAAGGCCCCCGTCCTGGCCGGGCCAGGGGCGCGCCCCCACCGGCTCGCCGCCGCGCCGCCGCATCCGAAGCTCGAAACTCTCGACGCCCACCGCCTCGCTCGCCGCCCGGCAGTTCGGGCACCACCGCCAGGGCGTGAGCTTGTGCTCCGCCGCCGTCATGGGCTGGGCGCGGAACTCGTGGCCGCAGATGGCGTAGCCGCACCGCCAGATGATCGCCAGCACGGCGCTAGGCCCGCAGCAGCGACTTGCAGGGGAGCCGGGCGCGCACGGGATCATCCGGCCGGCCCGCCGCCGTGATGGCTGCCGTGTAGCCGCAGATGAGGCACCGGGCGACGTGGAGCCCGAGGCCGGGCGCCGGATAGGGGAGGTCAACGATGCACGCCGGCACGCCCTCGGCCGCGCCATCGACGAACATCCCCTTGGGGAATGCTGGATTGGGCGGCTGCTGCGCCGAGCCTTCCCGCTTGTGCCACTCGACGCTGAACCTGCCGCCGCTCATCTCGCCTCGCTCCCCTGAAATTAAACCGCGCCGGGCTCGGCCGCAGGCGGCGGCGCGCGACAACACGCCGCCGCCCGCTTCCCGAAGCTCCACGACTTGGCACTCTGGCCGCCGCGCCATGCCGAAAAACCCGGGCGCAAGCAGGCTATCCGCTACAATGAGGGGTTGCCAAGGTGGAAGGTGGCGCGTCTATCATCTGCAACCGCTAGACGAGTAGAAAGCAACGCGGTTCGGAACCGCGCTCGGGAAGCTCCATGGATGTCCAGTGACGAACTGACATGCGTTAAGTGCGGCATCGCCTTCGCCGTGCCCAAGGATTGGCTCGCAGAGCGCCGGCACGATGGCACCTATTTCTATTGCCCGAACGGCCATCCAATGGCTTTCAGGGCCGAGCGCGCGAAAATGCAGGCCGAACTTTCGCGCCTCAAGCAAAGCCTCGCGCAGCGCGATGACGAATTGAAGGCCGAGCAGCAGCGGGCGAGGCTGGCGCGCGTAGAAGCTGATGAAGCTTGGGCGCGGGCCGAAGACGAAGAGAAGCGCCACGCCGCCACGAAAGCGAAAGCTAAGCAGGCGGCGAAGCGCGTTCACGCCGGCGTCTGCCCGCACTGCAACCGCCGCTTCGCCGGGCTCGCTCGACATATGGCGATGAAGCATCCCGCCGAGACGAAACAGCTTTCCGCCGACAATGGAGCCGATGGCCATGCCTGATTTCGAAGAGCCTCTTCGCGCGCACATGAAGGAAATGATGAGGCAGGGAAGCGCGACGATTGAGGGGCAACGATCGGTGCCACCCACCTTCGCTTTCTGCGCCGGCAAAACCGTCGATACGTTCGAGTCGGGGTGGAATAGCGAGAGGGATCGAAGCATCTCGCTAGGCGTCGCGAAGGCGCTCGGTGTTGCCAAGGATGCGGATTGGTTCGCGGTGATGTCTGAAGTTTGGACGACATCCGCGAGCACGAAAGACGAAGCTTTACGCGTGCCGCCGAGCGAATCTCCTGATCGGACAGAGGCTCTCTTCGTCTTCGGCTCCTATCGCAAAGCTGATGACACGCTAGGGCACGTCGCCCTGAATCGCGCCTTCTCTCGCTATCAGGATGGCTTCGCCTTCTTCCGGGAAGAGCCCGTCTCACTAAACGATGACAGGATAGGCGGCGATTTTGTCCGCATCCTATTGCCGTCTCGCCCGGACGCATCGAAGAGGGCAATCGCCCGCGACATTCTCTTCGTCGCCGAGCGTAAATTCAGCCTCCGAACCACCTTCAAGCCCTGATCGATGCTCGCGCCAGCGCCGCAACCATGCCGTCTCTGCCGCCATCGCCGGTGGAGCTTCGTTGACCGCATCTCATTCACGCGCGAGTTCATGGAGTGCGGGCATCCGGCGGCGGTGACATGGCTCCGCGCCGCGACGGGCGACAGGCTCGCCCGGCGGCCCTTCTGCACGATGTTCCGCGACGATCCGAGCGAAGCCGATATCGCGCTCATGGATCAGCGCGCGGCGCCCGATCTCGCGGCGCGCCATCGCCGCGTTGCCGCGCTGCTCTGCGGCAGCCAAGGCAAGTATTTCGAACCGCGCGGGCCATGGTGGCGGCGCCTATGGAGGAGGGGATGAGCGCCGAGAAGATCGAGCGACTCTATGCGTGGATTGCTACGGACGCCGAAGGTCAAGACGGCGTGCCGGCCGTGATGGGCTCCGGTGTCGCGCTCCCGCTCGTGGGCGCCGACAAAGCCCGCATCGAAAGCTTTAGGCCCGAGGCTGAAGACTTGGCGCACAACGCCGGCTTCCGCGTGCGGCTCGTGGAGTTCACCCAAATGGTCGTGCTCGAAACGCTCACGCCGCCCGGCGGCGTGACGGGAAAGCGCGACCCCTAAATCGAGGGAATGCCCCGATGAAGATCAACCGTTTTGCAAGGATCAATGGCATGTGGTTTTCCAAGGAACTGCTCGACGATTTGCAGGCATCACGCGTCACCATCGATTACGCGAACCGCGAGACCGTCTCGCTATGGAACGCGAATCGCGGAGACGGCGAGCCGCCGACGTTCACCGGCTTCTACTGGTACGGCATGATTGCCGGCGTGATGTCGGAGGGCGGCCCCTTCCGCACGGAGAGCGCGGCGATGCGCGACGCTTGGTATCGCGTCTGCCTCCGCAAGGCGCCGCCCCCGCTGCGCGGCGTGGCAGAGGCACAATCGATGGTGCGCGACAGGCACGCCGCCAAGGCGGTCCCGGTAAGCCCGGAGACGCGTCTCGAAGCGTGGCGGCGTCAGCATCGCCAGCACGCGTGAGGGCGCGATGCTCGCCGACCAGATTTGCGCGGAAGGGGCGGGCGAGTTAGCCCGCGCCCTCGGCGTTGATCACGACGGCTTGGCGGCGGCGGTGCGGCATGCCTCGCGCTTCGTGCTCGAAGACGGCGTCATGAACACCGCGCTTACCGCACGGGACACGCCGGCCGACAGCCGGCTTCGCGCCCTCGCGCTCGCTCGCTTTCCATTCGAGCTTTCGTGGTTCGAATGGTCGGGCAGCGCGCTCGCCGGGCGGCGCAACCAATCGATGAACCGCGAACTGCACGCGCCAACACCTCGACGCATCGGCGTGCTTGTCACGACGGACGAGAGCATGCAGCGCGGCATGGCGGATTATGTCTGGCAGCACGAGCGGGAAGATGGCGGCGTCACGCCATGCCCGGTCAGGGTGACATTCGATTGGCGGGTCGATTGGGAGCCTCCGCCGAACGAGACCTTGGAACTCCCGCCCGCCGAACGCCTTGAGCAAATTCGCCAGATCGCGCACGAGCACGAGACGCAAGACGCGCGGCGCGCCGCCATCCTGAAATCCTCCCCCGAGGCGTTGCTCGAAGATAACGCGCGTGTCGGCTTCGTCGTCTCGCCCTACTGGTTGAACACGCTCCACGCCATGGATGCGCGCGACCCCGCCTTCGCGCGCAAGATGCTTCGCGAGGCGGGCCGCGACCTGACGGGGGAATGCGACATCCTTCGCAGCGTCGTCATGGTCATGAACTCGCGCAATCTCGTCGCCCTGTCCCCCTACACGATGCCGGAGAAGGTGGCGCGCAAGCGTGCCCGCGAAGGCAAATCGCCGCTGCTCGATCACACGGAGGTCAGGATCAGGCTAAGCCGCGCCCTCTATGCGCGCGCCGGCTCGGGCGACACGCGCGACTCCCCCGCGCTCCATGCCGTGCGAGGGCACTTCAAGGCGCGCGCTAGCGGCCTCTATTGGTGGTCGCCCCATATGCGCGGCGATGCCGGGCGGGGCACCGCGCCGCGCCGCTCCTACCGCGTGCAGACATGAGGGCGGCCCGATGATCGAGCTTTTTACCTTCGATGGCGAAGAGGTGCGGAAGGCCGAGAGCGTGGCGGAATGGAGCGCTTGGGCGAAAGAGCATGACGGACCTACGGCGTCACTCCGGCGGAGCGAGGTGCATACGCCGGGGGCCGAAGTGATCGAGGTCTCAACCGTCTTCCTCGGCATTCGGATGGTCGGCGGCGACGGTAGGTCGCGCTTCTTCGAGACGATGGTTTTCGGCGGCACTCACGACAGGATGTCGTGGCACTGGGAAACCGCCGCCGCCGCGCGCGCCGGACATGATGATGTCCTCCGCCTGCTGCGGGTGATCGGCGAGCAGCCGCCGTCAGTGCCAACACCCCGGGAGGGTTCAGATGATTCGATATGACCAATATCCGAATGGATTTCAGACGGAAGAGGTGCGCGACTTCATCGAGCGCGGCGCACCGCTCGGCGACTTCCTGCTCGCGCTCACGATGAACGATCTCCGCGAGACGTGCCGCCGCGCCGACGACATGAACCGGCATCTGATCTTCAACATCGTTGCTTGGTTTTGGACCCATGCGCCGGCGGGATGTTGGGGCTCAGAGGCGAACGTCATCGGATGGATGAAGCGCGGCGGCTTGCATGGACGCTCCGCCGCAACAGAGACGGAAGGAAAAGACGATGAATGATCCGCGCGCGTCCCTGATCGATCCTCAGTTCCTCGACGCGCTGATAGGCGCCGTATCGAAGAGGGTGCCGGAGCATCACGTGACGATGCTTTGCTTCCCGCACCTCCCGGATAACAGCGAGGGTATCGTCAATGTGCAGTTCGCCTCCACGCTCCGCGATCGAGCGGCGATAATCGACATCCTTCGCCAGTGTCTCGCGGGTCTGGAAAGCGGCGATTGCACCTTCATTCCCGGCGGAGAGACGCTGCAATGAACACGCCCCGCGAACTCCGGCGCGCCTATGCCAACATTCCGCCGGTGCCGTGCCGGCCGCGCTGCGGCGATTGCTGCGGCCCCGCGCCGATGCAGCGCATGGAATGGGAGCGCGTCAAAGACTTGGTGCCGCCGGGCGCCATCGTGCACCGGACCCTTGAGAGCGACGGTCCATATGTCCCGGCCGGCGCTTTCGTGGTCCTCGATGCGGCCTCCGGCATGTGCGGCTTTCTGTCGCGAGACGGGAATCGGGCTTGCACCATCTATGACAAGCGCCCGCTCGTGTGCCGCCTGTTCGGCGCCGTCCGGGATGTAGCCAATCTTGCATGCGAGCACGGCTGCCTCGCCGCGAAGCCCATCGGCCCGAAGGAAAGCTTCCGGAAAGCCATGCGCTACATGCGAGAAACACAGTGATTAACGAGCCCCTAACCGCAACCACCCCAGGCTTCCGGCCTAAACCAAGGCGGCGAAACTCGCCCATTGCGTGTGGCGGATTTCCCGCTACATTGGGGCCGGGCGATCCCGCCCAAGCCGCCTTGGATAGAGGGAACATCCCATGTCCTCCACCGCCTCCACCCCCGCCCCCCGTCCTGCCGCTGCCGTCGCCGGCCAGCCGATCAAGCTCGCCGCCGGCGATGCCGTGCGCCTCGCGACGTGGCGTCTCTTCCCCTATGACCGCTGCACCGCGATCGTTCAGACAGCCCGCGCCGATGCCGCGAAATACGGAGAGAACGCCGAGACCGCCCACGAGCAGGCCAAGGCGCGCGGGCACCAAACCGCATGGGCGACATACACGGGCGGCGCCATCCTCGGCGACAAGGCGGCCCGCATCGCTCAGGAAGCCCGCGAGCTTGCGAACTTCGAGCGCGCGATCACTGTCGAGCATGGGCAGCTTGTCGAAATCGAGGGAGAGGTTTTCGCGGTGCATGTGCCGTTCGGCAATCACCAGTTCCCGCGCAATTCGGACCCCATCCAATTCCTCCGGAACGCGCTCGTCTAACGCTCGCCCGCTCCCCTGAAGCCCCCGCCGGCCCGGTGCCGCGCGGGGGCTTTCTGTTTCCGCCAGAGGGAATGTCCGATGTCACAACACCAGAACGCGGCAGGCGCGAAGCGCATCGGCAGGCCGCCACTCACGCCAGAGCAGCGCGACGCGAAGCCGATCCGAACGACGCTCTCGATCACGGAAGAGGCCGCCGCCGCCTTCCGCGATCACGCTGCGCGGCTCGTGATCGAAACCGGCCGCTACTTCAACACGAGCGAGGTCCTGATGCTGCTTTTGTCGAGAGACCGCACATGAGCGGATACGAGCGGCAGCAGCGGCGCGCCCTGCCCGCTACCGGGCGATGGGCCCTGCTCACGAGCGACGGCAGGCATCAATGGCTTGGGCGGGTGCAGCCGGGCGACACGCCCGAGGCGCTGATCGAACGGCTAGGCGCCGATGCTGGGCGGCTCGTCGAGGCATTGCAGCGGCGGAACCTCGACGGATGGCTCGTCGCGATCGATGGCTTGTACTACCGGCCCGATCCGCTTCGGTTGAGCGGCGGCCATCGCATTACCGCGAAGGCTGCCGCGCTTGGCGCCGCCGTCGAGCGCTTCCACGAGATACGCCGCCAAGCGCTCGACGCACTGCGCGGCTCCCGCCCGGGAGGCGGCCAGTGATCACGTGGGCATCGCCGCGCGAGCACTGCCCCGCGTGCGGAAGCGCGGTGGAGCGCTCTTCGAACATCACCGGGAACGGGCCGCCGATGCCGGGAGACATCCTTCTGTGCATCAACTGCGCGGACATGCAGATGATCGATGCGGCATTCGCTCCCGTGTCGCTCAACCGCGATGAGCGCGCTTCGATCATGGCCAATAGGCCGCTCATCCGCGCTGCCGTCGCGGCGCTTCACCAGCAATTGGACAGCCGGCCCGAGAAGGATCGGCGCTCGATTGCGACGCGCGTCGAATGGCTCGGCATGACGCAATTTCACCCCAAGCCGAAAGGGCAAGACGATGAGTGAAGGTGACGGGCCGCCGCCCGGGTTTACCAAGGTCGGCCGCATCGCGTTCCGCGCGGAAGATGGCCACTGGAACGCCTATTACGCGCTGAATGAGACGATGGACGGAGCGATTTTCCTCGGCTGCATTCCTATGACCTTCGTGAAGATGCCGAAGGTGAAAGAGCTTTTCATCGATTGCGTGCGCGCCGGCGTGGCGGAAATCCTTCGCGAAAAGGCGGGCGGTGAACTTCACTGGCGCGAGCCCGAGCCTGCACCCGAGCACGAGAGAGGCAAGCGCCATGACTGACGACGCGAGCAAGCCGGGAGGCGGCATCGTCGGGGAAACCAAAACGCTCCGGTGGCAGGATTATCCGGAGTGGTGCGGCTATTCCGAGATTAGGGAGATGCCGAACGGGCGATATGCGTGCCTCGCGCCCTACGCATTCACCACGGCAATTCTCGTGGGGCGCCAGGGCGACGTGCACACCTTCGAGGATCGGTGGTGCTACCACGGCCGCGCCGTGGCCCTGGCGGCGCTCGACGCGTGGCATGCCGCCGGCTTCGCGGGCGAACCTCTGGGATGGCATCGCCAGCCGGCAACCGGCCGCCGCCGCCCTGGTGGTGATCCTCTGCTCGAATTTGTCGAGCCATGAACGCACCCGCACCGCGAGAGGAAGCATGACCATGAGCGAGAAGAGCAAGCGCGAGCCCTTCGTTGATCTCGCGACGGAGATGGACAAGCAACGGCCGCCGCAACTGTGCCCGATGAGCGCGCGGGACGCTGCGACGATCATCGGCGCGTTGCAGCTATGGGTTTCGGCGGAGTGCGATCGAAGCCGCAACATGCGGAAGATGTTGCTCGGAGAAAGCGCCGGGAAAATCCTCGAAATCCTCGGCGTGCACGATGGACCCGGCACAAAGGCGCTCGTGGATCGCTTGGCCAAATTCCAAACGGAGGCATTCGCGCCGCCGCCGGAGAAGAAGGAAGGCGGCTCATGACGGCGGAGCGCGAGGCGCCGGGAGGCCGGGTATGGGTTTGCCTCGGATGCGGCCGGCGCGCGCGGCATCTGAATTTCGGCGGCATCGATCCGGATTGGACGGAAGCCTGCCGGCGTGACGCGCGCATGTTCCGTGTCGAGCAAGCGCTCGTCGGGCCGCGCGGGCGAGTGATGGTGATCGCCATTGATCAGGATGGCGGGCACGAGAGCGCGAGCCGGCATTGACCGCAGCGCGTCACGGGGGCTTCGTCGGCGCTGCTGCCGTCATGGAGCCCCCGATGCATGAGACCCGCCAGGACAAGCCGCGCATCCGCTGGCGCCCCATCCTCGCCGCGCTCGCCATCGCCGCCCCCTTGTGGATGGGGCTTCTCGCTCTGGCGTCAATGCTCCGCCATCTGGGCTTGCTTGGGGCTCTCCTGCTTTCGGCCATCGCCGCCTAGGGCCCCTTCGGCGGAACGGCATCGCCCACCCGCCAAATCTGGCGCCCTGCGGCGCCGCCAGGGCATCGCCAAGGGGTAGGAGCGGAAAACCCGCCGGCGGCCTCTACGGGCTTCCGGCGGGCTCTCAGAGGGGGTGACAGATTTTGTCACCCCTGGCGGGCGGATTACTCCGCCGCGAGCGGGCGCAGCGCCGGCGCCGGCTCGGCCCCGGCCTCCGCCAGGGCGATGGAAAGCCCCTGATAGATCGGCAGCGACATTTCCAGGGGCATGGGCGTTTTCGCCACAAGCTGCACGAGCACCCGCACTGCCTCGACGGGCAGCGAGAGCGTGAGCATGGGGGAGGAGGTTTCGTCGTTCATGCGGGAGCGTTCCCTTCCAAGGTTGCGAGCTTCGCCTCTGCGGCCTTCAGCCGGGCAATTGTCTGCTTAAGCGCGAGGGCGAGATAGGGGATGATTTCCAGGCGGTTGACGCCATGAAGCCCATCCGGAAATGCAGGGTCGGGCGACGTGCCGCCCGAGATGGTTTCCATCTTCGGTATCACCACGCCGACACGCTGCGCGACAAAGCCCGCCTCGACAAAGCGCTCTTCGAGCGTCGGGCGCACGCGCGCGCCGTTCATGTCGCGCGGCGCGGAGGCGTAAGCAGCATCCTCCCGGAGATAGAAGCAATCGACGGGGAAGCGCTCCATGATGTCGATTGCATCGATGCGCGACGGCGCGATGTTCTCTTTGATCCGCTCATCGGAGGGGATGTTCCACGCGGCTTGCGCGCCGTCGCTGCTGCGCAGGATGATCCCATCGCTTCGAAGATCGTAATACATCACGGGCGGGTTGCCGATCGCGCAGCGCATCGCGACGAACTGCGCGGGGTAGTGCACGAATTGAATCGTACAATCGCCATAGTTCGGGTTCACCAGGGCCACCGTCTGGCCATAGATGGGCCCCGGCGCCGTGAAAAAATTCGTCGGGTTGATGAGCAGGCCGAGACCGAGCGATGAGAAGATGTTGCCGCCGGCCGGCGAAGAGAACTGCGGCGCCACCACCGCATTTGGCGCGCTGAAGTTGCCGCTGTTGAAGGTGAAGGTGGTGTAAGTGCCCGGCGTGCCGGTCCTGATGATGACGGAGTTCGGCGACCCCGGGAACGTCGGGCCCCGCAGCGCGATCACGGCATAATCGCCCGTCGCACTCTGTCGCGCATAAATGCCGAAGCTGTCGTTGGCTGCCGTCACGGTCCCGGGATACGGCCGCCCCGAAATCGACGGCTCGCTTGCGGCGACGACGGGGTCGAGCACAAGGTTCTCCGGCGCGGACATCGCCCACCAGTTCGCGGCGTTGAACGCGGAGCCCGAGATGACGGTCGCACGTGCGCGCCAAAGGGCGCGGCCTTGCGTGACGATGTCGCCGGCGGCGTAGGTCACGTCGGACGAGAATTTGCGGATCGCGAGAAGGTCAACCGCAATCTGGTTCCCGTCGATATAGCCGATCATCTGATCGGCGAAGTTCAGGAAAATCTCGCCGGGCGCACGCGTGCCCGTCACGGGGCGAGATGCGGCGACAGTCGAGCGAAGGTTTTGGATGACGTTTGCCATGGCCGTTCCTCAATACGTGCCGCAGTCGAAGACGAGAGTCGGCACCCAAATGTTGAGCACGTTCGGGCTGACGGCGCGATCGGTCGCACCGCCCGGCGGCGTCGTGAAATCGCCGAGCGTCGCGAAGGCGGTCGCGCTGCCTAGCTGTGTGAACTGCGACGAATTGGAGTTGTTGATATTGGCGCCCGGCGGCCCCGTGTAGACGTAAGCGGTGTTGTCATAGGTGACGATGACAAGCTCGCCCGCCTGCACCGTCGGCGTCGCGCCATTGAAGGCGGTCCACACATCGCCGCCGCTGCCCGCGAGCGTGATGGTGCGCACCGTCACGGCGCTGTTTGGAAGCCATGAGGGCACGCCAGAGGGCGAAGTCGTGAGCACGTAGCCGGGCGCACCCTTCGGCACCGCCTGCCACCGCCCGGTAATCTGATCGAACTGCGCGACCGATCCGCCGATCGCGCCGACAGTGATCGGCACCCACGCCGAGCCGTTCCATTGGATGAGGTCGCCCGGCGAGCCGCCGATCGGGAAAGCCTGTTGCTTTCCGGCGAGCCCAGTCTGGATGCTCGAAATGTCGCCCTGGATGCCGGGGATGAGCGCGGTCGCCGTCTCGGCCGTCACCATGCGCGAGGTCAGCGACGTGATGGCTCCGGAGTTCACGGAGTTCGCGGCGCGCGCAATGTCATCCTGCTCGCCCGTGTAGGGCAGCGCGGAATAGACATTGGCGCCGTCGCCCACCTTCATGCGGATGCGGCCGGGATTGAACTCGACGCACACCTCGCCAGCGAGAGGGACAATGTTGTTCGCGGCCCAATCGGTCGGGCTACCGCGAAGCATCATCATCCGGCGGAATTCAGAGGCCATTGCTGCGGTTCCCTCAGTAGGTTGTTAGCAAGGGTGGATTGGGCGGGATCGGAGAGTCATCGCACTCCTGATAGACGCGATCGTCATCCTCCATGAGCGAGAGCGTGACGGCGCTGTCGTCAATCTCGACGCCGGCGACGAGCCATTGAGTCGCCTTCTCGTAAGCGTCGTTCAGCGAGATGTTGAAGAGCGTCCCAAGCTGCGATCCTCCGCCGGAGTAGACGATCGGGAACGGGATGCCGGTGAAGTCGATTGAGACGACATCATCCGGCATCGTCGGGAGGCGCTGGCAGTAGCCTTGCCATGTGCTGCGCCCATCCGGCGCGCGAAGGCGGATGAGCGTCACCGGGATGACGGGAAGCTTCGCGTCAACGCGGAACCAATTCACGTTGCCCACGAATTCGATGATCTCGCCGGCGATGATGCCCTCGTCCCAAGGCGCGACGATCGAGACGCGATCAAAGGGCATGAGAAGCTGCCCCTCATCCGTGACGCGAAGCGGTTGCGTGCGGCGCCGGTAGCGCTGCACGGCATACTCGTACCGGGCGCGCCGATAGATTTCCGGCCACGTCGTGGCGCCCACAAGGTCCACCTTCAACGGGTTCAGCAGCGTGACGCCTTCGGGATAGGTATAGGTGCGCTGCGCGTAGCCATTCGCGCCGTCGAGCCATGATATCTCGACGCCGTCGTTGTCGTCGGGCCCCGGGAAGCGGAGGCCGAGCCCGGCGCCGTCCTTGTCGAGCATGCGGTTGCGTCGATTGAACAGCGCGCTTACGCCGACTTTCCGCTCGTCGCGGGCGAAGGTGACTTTCCCATTCGAGACGAACACATAGCAGCGCGCCTTGCGGCAGATGGCGAGAAGCTGCTCGTCGGCTGACATCGCCCTATCGAAGATGCCGTTGAACTGCCATTCGCCCGCCGCGTAGAGCGCTTGGTTGACAGTCACGAAAGAGACCCAATCGATTTGCTCCGGCCGATAGTTGCACGTGAGCGGATCAACAAGGGTGTTGATCGCGGCGGCTTCCCACCACGTGCCCACGCCGGCGTCCCGAAGGTTGCCGTTGACATCGGCCAGCACGGGAAGCGAGCGGCTTACCATGCAGTTGAAGTTTTCGAGGTTCTGAAGCGCCGGGCCGCCCTGCGAATACGCCTTCACGACAAGAATCGACTCATCGACGAAGGTGCGGAGGTCGGGCGTGATGCGCTCGAAGCCCACGATGCCTTCGAGGAAGCACTTGCGGGTGGATTGGTAGCCCTGCAAGCCGTTCGCGAGTGTCGAAACCTCGGCCACTTGGATGCGCCAGCGCCCCGGGTTGCAGGCGATGCTGAACGTCTGCCGAAGCTCATTCTTCGTCTGCGCCTTGAACTCGCGCGTCTCGTCGCGGAACTCCAGCACGTTGCCGGCGTCATCCGTGCGCCACATGAGCGTCCGGAGAAGGATTTGATTGCGTTGCGTCGAGGCGTTCGCGTCCACCCGCGCGCCGAAGATCGTCAGGAACAGGCCGCCCGGCAGGCTAACCGTCACCTGAATTTCCGACACGCCGGCGCCGGGGATGTCCATCACCGGCAGCCAAGGGTTATCGACGAGGCCGCCGGGAAATTCGAGGCGCGAAAAGTTCGCGATCGGACGCGGCAGCCGCACCCAATCGGGCAGCGTGACGCCGGGCGGATAGAAGCTCACTTGGCCACTGAAGACGGACACGTCGGTATCGCCGAAGAGATAGCTGTCGGGCAGCAGGACGCCGCGCCCAAGGCAATACACCGCCGTCACTTCCTGCTGCGCCGTCGCGCGGTCGTTGTTCATGCCAGCGCCGACGTAGCCGTCAGGGGCAGCAGCACCGCCGATGGTGGCGATGAAGTTGCCGGAGAGGTTGTTGTTCGTATTCAGCGGCGGCGGGATGCCGGCGAAGTCATCCATGGTGAAATTGTTGATCGCGTTCCACGTCGCCCACGCCGGAAAGAGAAGGTCGGGCCAGATGCGCATGCGCCCGTAAATCTCGGGGATGCGCGCGCCGGCGCGAAGGGTGTTCTTTGGCGGCGAGAGGGAGTTGACGGCGGAGGGTGAATCGCTCGGCGAGGTCGCCTTGTCCTGCTGCCGGGCCGGCGAGAGAAGCATCGAGGCGGCGAAGCTGATCGCGAGAGATATCGCGGTCATGACGACATAGGCGACGATCGTCGCGGCAGTCACGCCGATGGTCGCCGAGAGCGCGGCGATGATGCCGGCCGAGATGAACTCCGCCGGCGTGATGACGACATGCCAAATCTCATCATCGGTGATGATGACATCCACCGCCGCGCCGTTCGGCACACGTCCCGCCTCGGTGATGGCGCCATGGTAAAGCTCGAAGTGCGCGCCGCCCCACCGGTCGGGCGAAAGCTCCATCAGCACTTCGGCGAGGCATGATCCGGCGACTACATCGTGCCGCTCGGGCTTGCGGTCCCCATGGAAGGGCCAAGAGACGATGAGGGTAGCGCTCATGCTTGCCACCATTCCACGGCGGGCCAGCGCCGCCGGACAATCTGCATGGAGGTGAAGACGACGGTTGCGCCGCGCGCGAGCGCATGCAGCACGCCGCCATCCACGAAGACGCCGACATGGTCGGGCGGGAGGATCGCCATCGCGAGGCGCGAAGGCTCGGGCTCAACGCGCCAGCCCGGCCGGGCCCTGTCGAGCGCGAGCGGCAGCGCGTGGGGCTGGCACCAATCTTCGCCATCATCGAAGGGCAGCGGGCACGGAAGGCCGTGCATCTGCCGCACGTGGCGCACGAGAGTCCAGCAATCGAAACTCTCCGGCGGGTTGCTCGGAAAGGCGTAGGGCCGGCCGATGAGAGGTTGCCACCAGACCATGTCAGAAGGGCCTCAACCCGACGAAGCGCTGTAGCGTGTAGAAGCGGCCCGCGCTCTTGTTCGTCAGCCGGCCGCCGACGAGCGTTAGCTCGACGATCGGGATTGCCACCTTCGCGCTCTCGACGCGCAGCGTGAGCGGATATCCGAAGACGCTGCGGTCAAGCATGTTCGGCCAGACATAGGCGCGCAGATTGCAATAGACGGGATAGTTCAGTTGGTCATTCGTGAGCAGCGAGAGCGCGCGGAAGAGCGCCCCGTCGATACCGTCTATGCGCGCCGTCATCGAAAGCTCGGTCGAGTTCCGGATCGCGGGCCGAGAGAGCGTGAAGGCAATCGGCTGATAGGTGCGCGCGATGCCAAGCTCATCGTTGGCAACGAAGATGTCGTCGGTACGGTTCGCGAGCCATAGGCCCTGGAAGGCGGGCCCATAGAATTGGAGCGTCTCGACGAGCACGCCGGTTGTGGAAGGCGTCGCGAGCCATGTCGCGTAATCCGCCCGAATGTTCATGTTCGGCATTAGTAGACGAGCCCCGGCGTGAGCGAGTCGTTGATGTCGGTCGGGCGCGGCCCGGAGACGGCGCCGGCGTCGAGCGTGTTCGCAGGATCGGCCGGCGACGGCATCGCGCCGCCGTCATAGGGAACGCCGGTGATCCCCGGCGGCGGCAGGGATTGCGGCGAGTGGAACGCCTCAACCGTGATCGCGACTTGCCACCGGTCGAGCCGATCGCGGTTCGGCGTGATTTCCCAGGGGTCGGGCATGAGATGGCAATACATCGGTTGCATGCCACGCCCCGTCATCTGGTCCATCATGAACCACCGCATCCCGGCCTCAAGCGTGCTGTCAACGAAGCGCTCGAAGAGGTCGAGTTGATCCACGGTCCATGCGAACGACATCCGGATGAGGCGCCGCTCGTTCAACTTCATGCGGCGATAGCGCGGCGGCCCGTCCGCGACTTCGGTGCGCGCGAATTGCTCGTCGGGCGCGATGTTGTAATCGACGCGCAGCGGGCACCCGAGTTCATCCTCGGGCCAGAGGGTGTTGGTGACGAAAGCCATTAGATGCGCCTCCGCACGGCGAGGTTGCGTTGCGCGGGCTCGGAATAGGAGCCGTAGCCGGTGCGCATGCTCTCCGCGTAGTCCTGCGCCACTTGGTGGCGCGCCATGTCCACCGCGATCGCGACAGTTCGCTCATCCACGCGCTGCGGCGTGACAACGACGCCGGGCGCGTTGTTCTGCACCGTGACGTGAAGGTCGCCGCCGCCCCCACCACCGCCGCCCATCGCGTCAGGGATGATCCGGCCAGCGACGGAAGGCGAGAAGAGTTCGGGCCCGCGCTCGCCCACCAGATACATCCGCCCCGCGCTCACGGGGCCGCCAGAGGCGCGCCCTGGAATGCTGCCGGTGGCGCCGCCGGTGCTCAGTCCGAAGGCGCCAAGGATGCCTTTGATAAGCTGCATGGCGGCAATCTGCGCGGCAATCTGGGCAAGCGTCTTGAGCACGCTGACGCCGAAATTCTTGAACGCCTCGCCGGCCGTCTTCGAGCCGTCCGCGATGTCGGTAAGGGCCGAGCCCAAATCCTTCACCGTCGATTGGATGCCCTGCCCGACAAGCTGCCCCGTGAGCACGCCTTCGGGGAGGTTCGCGTTCCGGCCGCCGAGTGTGTGCTGAAGGGAGGACCAGAAATCCGTTGGGTTGTTGCCCGCCGCGCCTTGCGCTCGCCGAAGCGTCGCCTGCACCTGCTGCGCCCACTGCTCAAGGGACTGGATGGAGCCGTTCGCGAGCAGTGTCGGGCCCATGGCCGTAAGCTGATCCTGCAATTGCCGCAGGCCCGCCGTGCCTTCGCTGCCAAGCTGCCGGAGCGCCTTCGCCGCATCCTCCGCATAGTCGAGGATCGCGCGGCGGTTCGTCTCAAGGCCGCCCCATCCCTGGAAGCCCATAGTCGCTTGGGACAGCCGCGCGAGGTCGCGAAGCTGCGACTCGAATTTTTCGATCGGGGTTTGCGTGTCCGCCCGAACGGCGTTCAACCGCCGCTGCAAGTCATCCGCCTGCCGCTGCGCCTCGCGCGCGGCCTCGCGCTGCTCTGCCGTCTGCTGCGGCGCCGGGCCGGCGTCATGCTTCCGGGCCTCTTCGAGTTCGCGCTGAAGCCGCGTGCGCAAGTCCCGCTCAAGGCTCGCCGCGCCGGCCGGGGTGATAGCGCCGGAAGCCGTCGCCGCGCGGAGCCGCGCGAGGTCTTCCTCGAATTTCCGGTAAAGCGCGCGCTGTGTGTTGAGCCGGTCTTCGAGGGCGGCAATGTCGGTCTGACCTTGCGCGCGGGCAGCCTCTTCGCGGCGGCGGGCAGCGTCGTCTGCCTCGACGGCGGCGCGGATGCCTGCCTGTCGCCTGATGTTCTCTTCGGCCGCGACGGCTTCGTCAAAGATGCGCTGCCGCTCCGCCACCTGTCGCTGAAGCGCCGTGGTGTCGCCTTGCAGCGGCGCGCCGCCGAGATTGTTCGTCCGGCGAAGCTGTTCCTCGACGGCAAGCTCGCGAGGATCGCGGCCCGCATCGGCGGCTTGCGCGCGGCGAAGCTCCGCCGTCGCTTGGTTGAGGTCCCGGGCCGCGCTCGCCACGCGCGCCGCCGCCTCTTGCGTCTGCTGCTGCTGCGACACTTCGCCGCCGAGCGCCCGGCGCACGCCCTCGACGCCGGAGCCCACGGCCGCGACGATCGCGGCGAGCGTTCGGGAAAGCTGAATCGCCCGATCAATCTGCGCGAGTAGCCCCGTCCAGGCGGAAGAAAGCTGCGACATTGCCCGGGAGAACGTGAGGGGCATCGAGTTGAACTGCGCGTTGATGTCGCCCGAGAGGCGGAGGATGGCCGGCAGCACGACATCGGCCGTCAGCTTACCCTCCGTCCCCATCTCGCGGAGACGCCCCACACTCACGTTTAGCTGCCGCGCCAAGCCTTCGGCGAGAAGCGGCATGTTCTCCATGATCGAGCGAAGCTCGTCGCCCTGTAGCCGCCCGGAAGCCAGCGCTTGGCCAAGCTGCTGAATGGCTGCTGCTGCCTCCTGCGGCCCGGCTCCCGAGATGGTGCCGAGCTTCGCCATAAGTTCCGTGAGCTTGAGGATGTCGGAGTTCGTCGCGCCGACCGCACGCGCCGCGATGGCGAAGCGCGTGAAGGCGCCCGCGAGTTCGTCAACGCTCGTGCCCGTGCTGCGACTGATTTCACTTAGGCGCTGAAAGGTATCGGCGGCGGTGATGGGGCCGCCCGTCGCGATGTTGAGGCGCGAGAGCGCCGCCGATGCTTGGTCGCCCGCCTCGACGATGGCCGTCAGCGAGTCACGAAGGCCGCGAAAGGCGACCATGCCGGCCGTCGCGATTGCACCCACGCGGGCGAGCCCGGGAAGCTCGAAGACATCCTTGAGCGAGCCGCCCTCGGAGATGAGCTTGATGGCATTGCGGAGGGTGCCAGCGCTCTTCGCGGTGTCCTCCATGCCCTTCTGAACATCGTTGAGCGCCTTCGATGTCTGCTCAAGGGGCCTCACGCCAACGCCGCCGATATCGGAAAGCGATTTCGTGACGACAGAAGCGGCGCGCTTCATGTCCGCCTCGAATTTCGTCATCGTGGCGTCGAGGACAATCGAGAGGGCGGCTGTGTCGCTCATGGTGCCCAGAAACTCCGCCATGCGTTGCGCTTCGATGCCTGATCCAAGAGGCGCTGAAGCTGCGCTGTGAGGCGCGTTTGAATCTCGCTCTTTACGCGCGCCATTGCCGGCGCGGCGGCGGCCCGCATGAAGGGCTTTGCCGGCATCTTGCCCCGATAGCCGCGCTTGCCGGCGCCGAGCCGCAGCGCATGCGGCAGCTTCGGCCCGGTCTTGCGCGACGCGCCCTTCGTGTATCGGTCTTTGGTGCCAAGCTCGATGAGGTGAAGGGCGCGCCCGCCGGTGCCCACTCTCCGAACGGAGTAGCCAATATCCACGCGGAAGCGCTTGCGGGTGCGGGCGCTTTGCGCGCGCGACTTCAGCGCCTTCCGAAGCTTGCCCGTCTTGTTGGGCGCCTTCGGGACGATCGCGTTGAGGATGTCTTTCGATGAGTCGCGGATGAAGCCCGTGAGCACACGGCGTTGGATCGCGGCGGGCAGAGACAGGAAGAGCGAGGCAACTTGCGCTGCCCCGCTCACTTCAAGCCGGAAGAGGTTGTCGCCTTGCGCCGTCACCTCGGGCGCCCTCCATATTTCGCCATGATCATCTGTAGCGCGAGGTCTTCGCGCTCATCGTCGTTCGTCGCGCTCGCCATGAGCGCCCTTGTCTCTGCCTCTTCCAAGCCCTGCCGGATGATCAGGAAATCATCGATCGGCACCGCCGGCGTGCCGCGCCTCCGATCCTTGTTCGCGAGAATGGTCGCGATCAGCGCGCCGGCGAGGTCAACACGTTCGGCCGGGAAGGGCTCAAAGAGGCTGAACCGCTGCCAGTTCCGATACTCGGCCGGCGAGACGCGGTGAAGCATCTCGCCGACAGTCATCCCTAATGCGAGGGCGAGGCGATGCCGGAACCGTTCACCGGGGCCAAAGGGGCAAGCGGCTTCCCCTCATCCTCCGAATCCCGCAAGGCCGCCCTGACGAACTTGTTCATCACCTCGACGAGCACGCGGAACACGCGCGGCGGCATGCTCAAGATCGCCTCATCGCCAACGCCGTCCCCCTTCTCGTCGAGCACGGTTCGGCCGAGCAGCGCTACCTGCCGACGCATCTCGCTAGGCGAGTCCTCCACCGCGAGGTAATCCGCCATGCTGATTTCCCGCATGCGGATTTTCTTCACGCGCCAGTTCTCAACCGGCACGTCTTCGATGATCAGGCCATCGGGGCTCGGCATCACGAAGTCGCCTTGAAGTAGTAGGGCTTCTGATCGAGCGTCAGCGAGGCATTGTAAGTCATGGCCGCCTCGACGCCGCCGGGCACGATGTTGAAGCTCGAAATCGTGCCGTGCATGACGCCGATCATGCCGCGCCGCGTGCGCCACATGACGAAGCGCGGGAGCGCGTCAGCCTCCGCCGCCTGCAAGGCAACCTGCCCGTCGTCGTCGAGGTCAGCCGGGCCCGAGAATGCGATCGTCCCGAGGTTCGGCAGGCCGGGAAGGTTCACGCGGATGGTGTCGCAAACCGTCGTCACGTCCACCTCGCCCGGCGTCGCCGCGTCCTGATTCCAGTCGGCGAAGCACACGCATTCGGACCAGCCCAGCACGTTGCCCACGGTCCCGGCTTCGAGCGGCGCCGTTTCCGCAAAGGTATCCGTGCTGATCGTCACCGCCTCGCTCGCCGCCGTCGTCACGACAGCGACAATGCGATGCAGCTTCCCGTCCAGCGACTTCCACCCGGTGCCGTCGAGGAAGACGAGTTCGCCGACGACATACTTCGTCGGCCAATCGGGATCATTGTCGGGATCGGGCTTCAGCGTCGTGACGGCGCCGGCGGCCACGCTCTTGATCACGGCGGGCGTGTCGAAGGTGATCGCGTTGTCTGCCGGCTCCGGCTTCACCTCGATGTTGAGGCACATGCCGATGGTAGTTTCGCGCGCCATAATTGCGTGTCTCCTTTCTGGCCGCCTAGGGCCGCTCGGTTGCGCGGTAGCGAAGATCAACAGCGAGAATGAACCACTCGCCGTTAGCCTCATCGTCGATCGGGATAGGTGCGGAGGCCCGCGCCACCTCGACGTTTGCCGCTAGGTCGAAAAACTGTTCCCAGGCGTGCATGGCACTCGTCGCGGCTGCGACGGCGGCGGCGTCACCCAATCCCGATTTCGCCATGACGAAGACGCGGGCAACGCCGATCTCAAGTTGCGTGGGGCGCGCGCAGACTTCCATCGGCCCCCGGCTTTCCGTCGCGAAGGCGAGCGTCCCCCAGACATCCGGAAGCGGATCGGGGAGCGAGTCCTCTGCCTTGCTGATGGTATCGACATACGGGAGCGCCGGCGTGATCGATGGCCAAGCGGCGCGGAAGCATGCCCGGACTGTCGCGCTGCTCACGGCGTCACCCCCAGCACACGAGTTTGAACAGGAAGTCGGGCGGTGCCGCGCCTTCGCGGTGCACTTCCTGAACGGCGCGCGCCTTCCCTCGAATGACCAGCCGGTCGAATTGCTTCGGCACGCGCGGCAGCATGTCCGGCACGATGAAGACGACGAACGTCTCTTGATCGAAGGTGCCGACGAGCCCGGCCTCGCCCGGCGATTGCACGGATGCGCGGAAGGGCGCGCCGGGAACGCCCGTCTCGATCGGCTGAAAGGCCACGTCCTCGCCGCCGTTGACGATCGCGAAGCGCCAGAGGGAGAGGACATCGATCCCGAAGAGCATCTAGGCCCCCGTCGAGATGAAGTGGCGCACGGTCGCATACCGATCGAGCGTCGCCGCATATTCGGCGAGGGAGGTCGCGGAGAGGGCGCCTTGCGTCGAGCGCTGGAAATCGCCGGGCGCGGAAACCACCGCGAGGTCAACGCGCAGCGCGCCCACGGCAACCGATCGCGCTACCGGGCCGGTGCCGCCGATCGAGGCGCCCCACGCGAGCAGTTGGCGGCGCACCAAATCGACGAAGACGAGCGCGAGTTCCGGCGGCAGCGGATCATAGCCGCCCTCATAGGTGATCGAGATATCGCCGGCCGGCCACGCGCGCAGCACTTCGCCGAGATAGACATCGCCGAGCACGCGATGCATGTGCACTGCCGCAGCGTCGAGCGTGGTCTCGCCGACGAGAAGCGCGGTGATTTCGATGATCGGCGTTTCGATGACGCGTTGCTTCGCGTAGCGCCACACCGGGAGGCTCGCGGTCCAATACGGATCGCACCAGTTCCGCCAATCGCGCCGGTGCCAAATCTCGGTGTAGCTCGCCCGGGTGAAGGTCCGGCCGCAATAGGCGCGCACCATCGCGGACACGGCGTTGCATGCCATGTCCATCTGCCCGGCGAGCGGCGGCGTAAGGGGCGTGGGGATGCCGAGAAGCGTCGCGACATCCACCGGCGCCATGAGTGGCGGCGGCGGCGGCGCTTCGAGGTCCGCTTGCGTCCTGTCCGGAAAGGTCATTGCGCGGCCCCCGTCATGGTGAAGCCGCCCTGCGGCGGCGGCGTGGCGGCGCTACCGGCGGCGGCGGCGAAAGGGGCGGCGGGATCGCGACGGCGCGCTCGGTGCCATCCGTCAGCCGGATGATGAAGCCGCCATCGGCTTGCGTGATGTCTTCGATACCGACGCCGGCGGGGCCGCGCTCGCCCGGGTCGCCCTTCACCCCAGGCCGGCCGGGCTCGCCCGGCTTGCCAGGACGCCCGGCCTTCGCGCCCAGGCGCCACACGTCGCCTTCGCCGGGCTCCTGGCCCTGGCAGGCGGAGGCCGCGAACCACGAGCAGCCGTTGAAGGCGACGGCATCGCCCGGCAGGTAGCAGGCGGCGGCATCCCAGAGGCCCCGGAAGGTGAAGCCCGTCAGCACGCGCTGCCACTTCTCGCCGCCGGGCTCGCTATCGGTCGTGGAAAGGGCTTGCCAGATGGCGCCGCCGTGCGCGCAGCAGTCGCCGGGCTCGAAGAGGCGGCTGCCCGTCCAGCCTTCGAGGATCGGCAGCGCGCCCGGCCATCCCCGATCGCCCTTCTCCCCCTTCTCGCCGGGCTGGCCGGGCTCCCCGGGCTCGCCGGGCGGGCCCGGCTCCCCCGGATCGCCCTTCTCGCCTTTTTCGCCCGTCAGGCCCGGCTTCCCAGGCTCGCCAGGGGCGCCGGGCGCCCCGGGTGCCCCTGGCGCCCCTGGCGTGCCCGGCTCGCCATCCTTGCCCGGTTCCCCGGGCTCTCCGGGCGCCCCCGGCTCGCCCTGCTCGCCCCGGTAGCGCTCCCGGAGGGCCGGATCGGCGAGCCTCGCCTCGACGAGCCCGGACAGGGCCGGGCCGCCGATCGCCGACAGGGCGGCCGAGAGGGCGCCAAGCTGCGCCGTGTGGCGGGCTTCCTGCTCGGCTAGGGCAGCGGACAGGGCGGCAGCGCCGGAGCGGCGTAGCGCCTCGATTTCGGCGGCGTGGTCGGCGCGCAAATCCTCGATCGAGCGGCGAAGCTCGCCGGACACGTGCGCGATCGCCTGCGCGATAACGTCGGCGTCACCGTCGAGCGGCACTGTCATATCCCTTCACGGCGGCGAGGAACTCGGGAAGCGCGAGCTTCGAGGGCGGCGCCGGCGCCGGCGGCTCGTCGGCAGCATCGGCCGGCGCCACGGGCGCGGCCGGTGCGGAGGGCGCGGGCTTGGCAAGCTCGGCGGCGGAGAGCGGCACGACTTGCGCTTGAAGGCGCGGCTCGTCGCCGGCCTTCGCATCGGGAAGCCCTTCCTTCCGGCGCGCCTCATTCGGCGCGTAGATGCCGCCCGAAACCGCCTTCGTCAGGCCGTCCATGCGAGAGGCGAAATCGGCACGGAGAAGCACCTCGATATCCGCCTCGATATATTCGTCGGGCGGGAGGCCAAAGATGTTGTCGAGGGCAAGCTCGGTCGAATCGAGCAGGAAGCCGAGACCGGTCGCCTTCCAAAGGCTCACGAGCGATTCCGTGTTGGTGAAGGTCGCGCCGCCAAGCTCGCCGATGACGGGCAGCGGCGTGCGGAACACGCGCGCGATGTCGGCGATGTTCAGCTTTTGCGCCGAGACGATCGCCTCATCGAACGCATCCATCTTCAGCGGTTCGAACTTGATCCCGTAGCGGAGCGCGGGGATGCGGCCCTGTCCGGCACCGGTGGAGGCATTCGTGAAATCCGTGCGGAGGTTCTCCATCACGGGATCGGACATCTGCACTTTCTCGGGCACGGCGAGATACCCGCCGGGCCGCGCCATGTTCCCCATGAAGGCCGCCACGCCCTGCGAGATAATCGCGGAAGTGCGGTTCGCGAGTTCGGCCGCCGTCAGGGGCGTGACGCCGATGAGCGGATGGTGCGGCGTGTAGAGCTTGAGGTGCAGCACGTCGCGCGACGGCCAAACCGTGTAGCCTTCCGGCGGCGACGGGATGAGGTCGCAATCCGGGATTTGGTAGAAGACTTCGCCGGTGCGCTCTTCGATTACGGGCTTCGTGCCGCGCGATGGGATCGCGTAGAGGCTATCGATTTCGAAGCGCGCATTGCGCGTGCCCACCGCATAGCCATTGCCGGTGTAGAGCGTCTGCCGCAGCAGGTTGTGGAAGAAGTCGGCGCGCGATTGCCACTCGTTCGGCCGGCGCAGAACGCGTGATGCCGCGCTCGTCGTCACCCGCTCCCGGCCGCCGTTCGGAAGATCGCGCCAATGGTTGAAGGGAAGCTGCGCGATCGTCTGCGCATTCGCGGCGATGCACGCCTCCACCGCCGCCGTAGCCTCCATGCGCGGGACGCGGAAGCCCTGCTGCCACCACGAGACGGGCCAATCAGCCGGGGGGATGAAGGGGAGGCCGGAAGGCGCGAGGGGCGGAGCCTGCCGCGCTGCCGCGACAAGCTCGCCCCTCTGTGCCCGGCGGCGCCGCGCGCGCTGGCCCATTACTCGCCGACGAGCGACTTCATGGCGCGATTGGCGTAGCCGCCGCGCGCCATCGCCTTCTCTTCCTCCGCCGGCGGCGCCTCTTCCGGCGTCTTCGCCGGACCCGGGTCCTGCTCCATCGGCGGCGGCTTCGGCGCATCCGGCGAAACGGGCGGCGTCTCGGTGTCCGGTGTCTTCTCGTTCTCGTCGCTCATCGCTCGCTCTCCCTTCAGGCGCCTTCCGGCGCGGCTTCGGTGATTTCGAGCAGCAAGCCCTCGGGCTCGCCTTTGGCGCTTTGCACGCTCAGGACGATATGCCTCGGAGAGCCCATCATCGCCTTGGTGATCGAGCCGCGAAGCTCGGTGCTGCTCACGTAGGTTGTCGTGACGGGCGCGCCGTCAGCGGTGACCTTGTCGGTTGCGTCGAAGCCGGTGCCCGTGACGACAACCGGCGTCGCCGAAGAGCCGGCCGGGATCGAGGCAGGCTCAATCGAGACGATCGAAACTGGCGCGTCTTCGTCCTCCTCCTCGCCGCCGGCCTCGGCAGCCGGAGCGGCTTCGGGCGGCGTGAAGGTCGAGAGGTTTTCACCGGCGAGCGCCGTCGCGCGACCCTCGGCAACGGCCGCCTCGGCTTCCGCTTCCGTCACATATCGGATGCGGTCGCCCTCCATGATCGGGACGGTTCCCTCGCCGCTCATATCGCGGAGCCAATCGGGAACTGCCTCAGGGGTGGTGCCGTTGTCTTCGCTCATGGTCACGCCTCCGATCGAGGAAAGGGCGAGGCGGCCTCCGCCTCGCCCAAGCCGTCACCAAGCAACGCCGGTGATCGTCTGCACGCCGCCGGCGCGGCGAAGCGCCCAATCGATCGGCCACACCAGCCGCAGCGCGAGGCTGTAGGTCTGGAACAGCGAGCGAACCGGCGTGGCGATGTCGTCGAGCGTGAGAGCGCCGGCAACGCCGGTGCCTTCGCCGACGATCGGCATGACGCGCGGGTCCGGCGTGGTCGGCGGCTCGTCCGTCGCCGCGACGCTCTCCATGTGCAGCGTCGCTTCCGTCGAGATATCGATCTCGGGATTGATGTCGGAAGCGGTCGCCATCTCGGCCGCGTCCACGAGGAAGACGACGGACGAAGGCACGTTGACGGACGCCAGGAACGGGATGCCGAGCAGCTTCCCCTGTGCCAGTTCGTCGCGGAACATGAAGTTGCCGGCGGCATTGGTCGCAAGCTGAAGCGACATGAGCCGAACCGTGTTCATGATCCAAACCGGACGGCGGCCCAGCGACAGAGTCGCCATCTGAGTCGTCGCGGCCTTCAGGTCGGTGATGATGTTCGCGAGCGACGTGCCCGAGGAAGCGCGCGTGTTGGCGCCCGTCGCGAGAGCCTGCAAGCCGGCCGGCCGAAGCTGCGCCACCGCCGCGCCGTTCCCGAGGAAGAGGGAGTCGAGCGTGACGACGGTATCGTCAACCATCATCTGACGGATGAGCGGCTCGGCGGCGGGATTGCTGTACTTCGCAAGCTCGCGCGTGAGCGCCGAAATCACGGCGAGCTTGTAGGGCTCAAGCGTGATCGAGGTCAGGGTCCCCTGCTTGACCGGGATCGGCCGGCCTTCGGCGACGAAATCGCCATTGAGGCCGCGAGCGCTGCGGCCGGGCAGGCGAATCTTGCCGTTGTCGAACGTCAGGCGAGTCATATCCATCTGCCGCCAGATGGACTCGGGCATGAGAAGGTCGAGGAAGTCACCGGTGACGGTCTCGACGAGTTCCGCCGCCCACCCGGTCACGCTGGTCATCGCGGGATTCGTGACGGCGCGCAGCACCTGCTCAAGCTCGCGATTGTCGCCGTAGTCGCGACGCATGATCTCATCGGGCGACGCGCGCTCGACGTGCGAGCGAACCGTGATCAGCGCCGAGCGAATGAACAGATCGGCCGGCCGGCCGCGCTTCACGGTCGCCGGGATGCTGGCGTGCCCAGTCGGCGACAGCTTGTTGCGGCCCGTCAGGTCGCCGGGCTCGCCGGCGGGCTTGCTCTCGGTGCCGAGCGAAGCCTGTGCGCGCTTGAACGACGCGAGCGACTTCTCCAGCTTGTCGATGTCGTCGGGCAGGCTCGCGATGAGAAGCTCGTCGGCTTCGTCGTGTGCATCCTTCTGCACCACGGCGGTAAGCTGATCGCGCTTCGAGACAAGATCGGTTTCGAGCGCCTTGATGCGCTCCGCAAACTTCGTCACGGTCGTTTTCCCCTTGATTGGGGCTTCGGGCGCGGACTCGCGGTATGGCGCCGGACGCAAATCCCGCTCTTCATTGCCGGGCGCGGCGAAGATGCGAGACAGGCTTTCCGACGAGAGGCCCAGTGATCGGGCAACGGCGAGCGCATGCGGGTTCGCGGGAACCGACACGACGCTGATTTCGAGAAGCTCGCTTTCGAGGAAGCGGAGGCCGCCGCGCTTGCTGTTCTCAATCGCTTCGAGCTTCAGCGGGCGGAAACCGACTGATGCGGCGCGCAGAATGCGCTGTTCGAGCAGGCGCCGAACGTCGTCAACCACCGCCGACGTGCCGGGCGCCGCAAGCTCAAGCTCGGCGACGAGCGAGCCATTCTCGATCTTCACCGCGCCCCATGTGCCGATCGGCAGCATGGACGAATGGTTGAAGAGGGCGATGGGGTTGCGGCGGAAGTTCGAGAGCTTCCATCCGTCGGCGACGATGATATCGCCGTAGCGGTCTTCATCCTCGGTCGAGACGATGAAGCGCAGCGGATCATCGGGCGATTGGACGGCGCGAACCCAATGCTCGCGCCCGAGTGCAGAAGCGGCCCGGCGAGCAACGTCCGAAGGTGACGGGTCAGCGTCGAGCCCGCCGGGCGGCGGAATGATGGTCGGTTTCGACGCTTCACGGCGCAGCATGGGAGCCCCCATTGCTTCGCCGGATTTACGCGCCTCGCGCCACCGTCGCGGATGATGTCACTTCTTGACCGGGGGCTTTCCCTCGCGCTCCGCCTTTCCGGGGCGGCCTCTGTTTTCACTCATGGCCGTGAGCAATAAACCGTTGCGCGCGAAAGATGCAACCGCGCGGCGCAAATCGATCCACGTTGGAAAGTCGGCGCGAAAAGAAGCGGCCCGACGAACGAGCCGCCGGGCCGAAGGTGCAACCGCTAAACGTGTCGGAAGTCCGAACCTCATAGCGGCCGGCCGCCGGCGAAGGAAGTGCGCTAGTGCACGCGGCGCCTAGGCGCGGAAGAAGGTCGAGGGGCGCGGGTGCCGCGACATCCAATCATCGAAGGCGGCATCGCCGGGCAGTAGCTGCCGGCGCGGGCGCATCGCTGACGCGAACCGGTCGAGCGCGCGAAGCCAATCGGCGACAGGCGGCGGGACGAAGTGCGAGCCCGCGAACCACCGGCGCGCGGCGCGCGGATCGGTGTTCAGCACGTCGGCAAGGATGCGGGGAGACCATTGCAGGCGGTCGAGGATCGCGCGCACCTCGGCCGGGTCAATGTGCAATTCCGGATCGGGCGGAATTTTGGCGGGCGACAATCGGCTTCCCTCGGGCGAATCGGAGGCAGCGAATATGCCGACGCCTCGCGCCTCAGATCAACACGAGCGGTTCTGTCACGACGATGCGCGCGTGCTCCGGATTTTCCGCGAGCGCCAAGGCGATGATCGTCGCAATCGCCGGGTCAATCTTGTCGTCGGTGTTCTTAGACTTTTTCGGAAAGACGTTGCCCTTTTCGTCGAGGCGCCCGACGACGCAAGACACTGCCCAAGTCAGCACGGCCGAGCCGTTGTGACGGATGCGGCGCGCGCGCATGAGTGCATCGAAGGATTTCGTCGGCTCGCTCATGTTCTGCATCGTCATGCGAACTTCCATCATCGGCAGCCCTTCGTTCCCGAGCCGCGAGGCGAGTTGCTTCGCGCCCCAAGGATCATATCCGATGCCCTGAACATCGAAGCGGCGGTAGACTTCGCGAATGGCTTCCTCGATCGCGTCATAATCCGTCACCTCGCCTTCCGTGACGGTTAGGGCGCCCGTGGCCGCCCACTCGGGATAGGAAGCATTGCGCGACTTCTCGACGGTTTCCTCCGGCAGCCATGATTGCGTGAAGATGGTGAAGGTGGTGGTGCCATCGGCGTTCGCTTCCGGGAACACGATGGCCATTGAGGCAAGATCGATCTTGTTCGCGAGGTCGAGCCCGACGAAGCAAGGACGCCCCTCGAAGTCCTCGATGTTGAGGCCCGGCACCGCGCATTGATGCCACGCGTCCATGAGGAAGAGCGATGAGTCGGAGCTTACCCAAAGGTTGAGATGCCGGGTCTTGAACGCGATTTCTTGCGCCGGGCTTGAGCGCGCTTGCGTCGCGATGGCGCGGATGGCTTCGGGCTGAACAGTGTGGCCCCACCCGGGATTTGCCTTCCGCCACGTCGCCTCTTCCCAGATCGGATCATCGATATCAGCCGCATAGATCACGCCGAAGAAAGCCTCATCCTCGACGACGCGCTCAAGCACCCGGACTGTGTAATCGTGGATTTGCTTGCCGATGCCGGCATTGTTGCCCGTCGCCGTCGAGATGCTGATCAGCAGCGGTTGCGAGCGCTTCCCGAGCGCGGTCAAGAGCACGGAATAGACGGCGCTCGTCTTATGGCTGCCGATCTCATCGCAGACGGCGACGTGCACATTGAGGCCGTCGAGCGACTTCGCGTCCGACGAGACGGGCACGAGCTTCGAGGCGCTGCGCATCTGGTAAATCGTCTTCTGCGCCGTCTCGACGCCGAAGCGCGCGCGCAGTGCGGGCGTGCGCCGAACCATTTCCTTCGCAGTGTCCCAAAGGATGCGCGCTTGCTCGCGGGTGACGGCGGCGGCGTATCCCTCCGCGCCGCCCTCGCCTTCGAGGAACGAGAGATAGATCGCGGTGGGCGCCATCATCGAAGTCTTGCCGTTGCCGCGCGGCACCCAAATCGAAGCTTGCCGGAAGCGCCGCCATCCCGTCTCGCGGCTCACGAAGCCGAAGATGTTCGCCATGATCCATTTTTGAAAGGGCATGAACCGGAGCGGCTTGCCGGCATCGGGTCCCTTGATGTTCGGCATGAGTTCCGCCGCGCGGATCGGCAGATGCGCCTTCTCGGCGTCGAAAACCCATCGTGAGCTTTGCTTCGAGGCGTCGCGGAGGTCGCGGAGGAAGCGAGAGCAGGCGAGCACGACATATTTCCCGGCCGGGATCGCGCCGGCCTTCACGCCTTCCGCGTAATCGATGCCCTCCACCACGAGAGCCGGCATGCGCGGGATGATGAGCGTTGGGGAGCGCGGCACCGCCGCCCGCCGTCAGCTTGGCGGCGAGCGGTAATCCGGGGCCGAGAAGCCTTCCCACGGGTCGCTAGGCGCTTCGGTTTTCGGGGTGCGCTTCGGTGCCGGGCCGGGCGCGACGGCGACAAGGCGCGGGCGCGAGGCGGGCGTGAAGCCCATCTCTGCGCCGAGCCGCGACATGACGAGCGCGGTATCACGGATGATCCGCACATACGGCGAGAGCACGAGCCCGCCCTCTGTGCCCTTCCGCACGAGCGGCAAGGCGCCTTCCTCGGCATCGAGCTTCGCTTGAGCGCGCACGGCGGCGGCGTGTTGCTCCACGCAAACACACCACGCGAACAGGGTCGCACCGTCGATAACCGCCAGCACACCCGGGGCGGAATGGCGCAGCACCCACGCCCACCTTGCGCGAACCGCCGGCGACGCGCCGTCCGGGCAAATCAGGTTCTCAAGCCGCGCTGGCGGCGGTTTTGGCTCGCTCGCGCGCTTGGCGTGGCGGCTCGGCTCGAAGGTGCCTTGCAGCACGTGCAACGCGGTGGGCTTGGGCTTGCGGCCTCGCGTGGGCATCGCGGCCGATCTCTACCGGGTCGCCGGCGGAGCGCCGGGGGAGAATCGCGGTTTTCCGCGGGCGACAAAAAAAGAG